GTTTTGGACTGAATTGCTGACTATAAGTGAGTGATTGAGCTTTTAATAAGTGACAAATGTCGCAGAATAACGCCATTATCGCCTTCGAAATCGAGGAGGGTCGCACTGTCGACCTTCCGCGTCAGGTGCAGGCCGAGCCTAACCCAGCCCCAACCGCGGTCCCAGCCGCGGTGCCGGGAGGGGGACAAAGCCGTTCTGCCCGCCGCCGTGCTAAGAAACGTGCGGCGCGTGCGACTGCTGAGAAATCCGGGACGTCTTACCCTGAAGTGCCTCCACTCGCTTCAAGGGAACCCCAGCAAGGAGAAGCTGAAAAGACGAAAGTCGCGGTTGTGAGTGAGCCCGCGGGGAAGAAGAAATCGGCTCCGTCTCGAGTTGGTGACGTTAAACAAAAGGAAAAGCCAAAGTCTCGTCCAGACAACGGGGACGTGGGGCTCAATGCCGTGTACAGTTATAAGGTGACCGTCGGTAACGGGAAATCTTATTACTTGTTCACTAAGCTAATGCCCCGCCCTGAGTGGCAGATCGGTGTGAAAGCGGGTAAGGCGGAAGAGGTCATCAAGCAAGTCGAGTTGGCCGACGTCCGTCCTTTGACCATGATCAAAGGTGATCGACGTGTGTGGGTTGGACCAACGCCAACCGAGTTAACCCACACTCCTCCCGTCGACGCTGGTGCATGGACTCGTTTGATCAAGACTGTCGCTCCCCCAGCTGGCGCTGACTCCATGGCTGCCTTACTCCAATCAAAGACTGGAGTGGAAGCTTTGGCAGCACTTCAAGCTGCGATCATTCCCACGTCGATGCTCGGCCCCAATTACCAATTGCAGAGCACCGGCAGCAATGGTCGCTACGAATTGCGCTTGCCCTTCCTGCCTGCGTCTGGCAAAGACGTCGCGCGCCTGCTCGAATCGGCGTTCCCCGGGGTGACAGTAGCCCTCGGCCGTGTTCCCTCGAGCATGTTTGCGACGTTGGCAGCCGGAGCGGCCAAGTTGTACACCAACACCCACAATGTCAGCATGTTCTATCGAACTTGCCCATCGTGGGCTCAGGGTAAGCACTTGGCTCTGGGTAGCGCTAGGACAACGCTGGAGCCTTCTTGGGGGAAGAATGTGAACCTTGGTGGTGGACCGACCGTGCTGGACGAAGTTCGGGCGTCTGGAGGTCCCAAAACCATGTGCAGGCACGACCCTCTGAGTTGTGATTGCGTGTCGCGCGATCCTAGTAAGTTGACCATGATGTTTGGTATGAGCCAGACTGACCCACCGAGTCCGAAGCAGGTGGGGCTTTGGTGTCAACGCTGGGGTTGTGTTGTTGCAATCATTCCAAACCAGGCCTTTGCCCAATGGCAGGTGCGTGTTAGCCGCTACTGGCGAACATTCTTCCTGCCGGGTGATCATGAACCAGTCGCCCTTCCGGTCAAGAATTGGTACGGATTCGACCGAGAGACTAAGTTCTGGAGCTGGCGCGACTTCCATTGGAAGAAGCTCACGTGGACCAAGACCCCGCTTGGAGCCGCGTTCGTGTTGGTTGAGTTTCGACTCGACCAACTGCCGCTCACCCCGATCACCGCTGGTGCTATCAACTTCGCATCGTTCATGCCCGTAACCATGGCTCTCGCGGAGGAGGTGTACCTAAGCTTTGGCGGTGAGCCCACCGCACGACTTTCGATTGTCGAACGTGCAGCCCTTCACCTCGCTGGTCGGCCCTTGACCAATGAGGCTTGGAACACCCTTGAGCGAACTGCCGCCCGCCTTGTGTCCGAATCGCCCGGACAACTCGTCATGCACGAGGAGGCCCGCGCGGCTGCAGAGATCGCCTGGGTGGACGCCCGACGCGTCCGGACCGAGTGGACGGTTTTCGGCTACTTCCGAGAACTGATCACACCGTTTCATGATTGGCACACGCACGGCAAAACGAAGTTGTCTGATCTGCTCTTCGTTGGTGCGGCGACAGTAGGCGCCTTGGCCTTGGTCGGGTTGAAGCCCCGTATCATGGCGCAGGCCACTGGATCCGTGACCATGCCGCAACGGTTGCAAGACCCGACTACAGTTGGGACACTGGTCGCTGCCACGTACGTGGTTTGTGTTGCACCGCCTGTGGAAGAGTATGTGAAGAAGCAATTGGGTTTGCCCGGAGTTCTAGGCATCGTGGGGTTGGAACTCTACGGCGCTTTCATTAACCAAGGGTCGGCGGGCTTGTATCGACAAGCCTCGACTGCGGTGATGCACTTTGCCTGGTGGAAGGCTGGTATGTGGTGGGGCACTTTGTGTCACAGCGCGTACAACTTCGTCGCCATGGCCCCCGTGCTAGCCAAAGTCTTTGAGCTGACCGAGTTGTTTGAGAGGTTGGCACCTCCGGGCTGGCATTCCGGAGAGTTGTCTGATGCGTGGGTGC